AATGGATATGGGCCATGATTTTGATTTTCATGCCACACCCCCAATCTTGTTGATGATCTCGCCAAGGTCTGGCACTTCCCAGGGTCCCAGCTTGCCGCTACGATCCTTTGCAAGCCACAACCCGTCGCTGTCGCACATCAAGGCGCGTTGCGTACCGCCCTCAGCATCCTTCTCCACCCGCAGCGCCAGCACTTCGTCAAAGAAGTAAGGCAGTGCTTGGCCGGTCTTGATACCCGGCATTGATGGGCTATACAGCACCCGGCCCATCTCATCCTGCGTCTTCTCCAGCTTGGCGGTCATCAGGACATGACGTCCGGGCAGGTCACGGAAGGCGCGGATGATATCGCTCATCTGTTCCTGCATTGCGCCGTAGGCAGCGCGTGGGTCTTTGTTGTTTTTCTTTTCGGTGTTCAAGCAGACTTCAGCAATCTCGCTGATACTGTCCAAAGCCACTGACTTATGGTCACTATCTGCCACCCAAGCGTAGGCTTCCCGCAGGTCATCCATACTGGTGATTTCCAGATAAGGCAAGTCAGCGTCCTGTAAAGACAGCAAACCTCCCTCGGCAGACAGAACCACGGGATGCGGTAAAGTCTTAATCAAGCTGGTCTTGCCAGCCCCCGCTTGCCCGTAGACAAGCAGCTTCACGCCGTTGGCTGCAAGGCCGCCGGTACGTTTCAACGATATAGCCATTTGGCTCTCCTTCAGTTTGCGTTCCCGTCTGGACTCAGTTCGGAACGTGGTTGCAGTGTAGCACAAGTTCATGGTACAGTGTCAACAACTTTATTACGAAAGATAGAAAATAAATGGCAGACCTCTCAAATATTCTCGGTGGCCCTTGGTCACCGCCCTCTCGAAAGCAGGTAGATGCACCTGACATTCAACTAAAGGATGCCATGCTCGGCGCAGGGCTAAAGCCACCAGATGTGATCTATCTGGACGGCAAACTGCACCGCTTTAACAGTGGCACAAAGGGCGAAAAAGGTCACGACAAGCCGGGTTGGTATGTGGTCTTCAGTGATGGCGTACCAGCAGGGCGTTTTGGTTGCTGGCGCTCTGGATTTGAATCTAGTTGGAAAGCAGACATTGGCCGCAGCCTGACGCCGGTGGAGGAAATGGCGCAGTCCCGGCGCTTGGCAGAGGCCAAGACCCAGCGGGACGCCGAGGTGAAAAAGGCGCGTGAGGTGGCTGCCAACACCGTCGATCTCATTTGGTCGCAGGCAGGGGCAGCAAGCGCAGAGCATCCCTACCTACAGCGTAAAGGCATCAAGACGCATGGCGCAAGGATTACGGGTGACGGCAGGCTGATGGTTCCTCTGTACAACTCAGACGGCGAACTCTCCAGCATTCAGTACATTGACCATCAAGGTGGCAAGCTGTACCACCCCGGTGGACAGACCGGCTCTATGTACTGGCTGGTCGGCAGTATGGATGACGCCACCACGCTCTACATTGCCGAGGGTTTTGCGACAGCAGCCACCATTGCCGAGGTGACAGGCCAGCCCTGCGCGGTGGCTTACAGCGCCAGCAACCTAGTGCCGGTGACCGGCATCCTGAAGGAAGGCCACCCGACGCTAGACATTTGCATCGTGGCCGACCATGACGCGAGTGGAGTGGGGCAACGCTATGCCGAACAAGCCAGTGCAAAGTTTGGGGTACGCATGACAACACCGCCCGTCCTTGGTGACGCCAATGATTACGTCCAAGCGGGGCATGACCTGTCTCTGCTGTTGAAGCCGCAAGCAATAGCCAATTGGTCAGTAGACGGCAATGATTTTTGCAATCAACCTGCGCCCATTTCGTGGCTTGTAAAGCATTGGATTCAGGACAAGGCACTTGTGATGGTGCATGGCCCTAGTGGCGGCGGTAAGACGTTTGTGGTGCTGGATTGGATGCTGCATATGGCGGCAGGAAAGCCAAGTTGGTTTGGTCACAAAGTGAAACCTGCGAATGTGTTTTACATGGCTGGCGAGGGGCATCATGGCTTGAGAAGTCGGTTGGCCGCTTGGAAGCACAAGCATGACGTAAAAAATTTCAACTCTATTCGGATTACCAAGTCCGGCTGCGATCTCAACACCGCAGAAGGTTATTTAAAAGCCGTCACGGAATTGCGTAGTTTGCCCCAAAAATTTCAAGTCATCGTCATTGACACTTTACATAGGTTTTTAGCCGGTGATGAAAACTCTGCCCAAGACGCTAAGACCATGCTGGACGCCTGCGCGGCACTCATGCAAGAGTTTGGCTGCACCGTTATTCTGGTTCACCATACGGGCGTGTCAGAGGAGGCCCAGCACCGGGCGCGTGGCTCATCTGCATGGCGTGGCGCACTAGACATTGAAATCAGCGTGATACCCGCCAAGGGCGACAAGTCTATTGAGATCGTCCAGCGCAAGAGCAAAGACGCCGAGATGGCAATGCCGGTCTATGTTGACTTGGAATCGGTGGCGATCCCTGGCTGGTTTGATGAAGATGGCGAGGCCGTTTCCAGCGCGGTGGTAGTGAAGGGTGAAGTGCCGGAAACAAAACAAAAAGATAAGTCGTTGGGGTTTGCGGACTTTGAGAAAGCCTGGTGGTCGTCAGGCGCAGAGGAGCGAGGCGGCGCACCCTACCTCACCAAGTCAGTGATGCGCGAGTACGCCGTTGCGAATGGCATATCAAACTTTCCCGGCTCAAAAGCAGATGGCTCACGCCGAAATTTGATCGATGGCAAAGACGCTCGGTACATCAACAATTTGATAGACGCCAAGTTGATTGAAGTTCATGAGAACGGCTGGATTGTGATTGACATTGGTACAGCATCAGGAATGATGTTGAAGAAATGATTCAACATAACAATTAACTGTGATAAACTTTCTGACATGACAAAACTTACCCAACTCAAAGCTAAGTTGAGGGCTGCACAAGCCGAACTTGCAATCCGCACCCGGACGCATAACAGTGCGTCACGGGCCTATAACAAGGTGACTGCCCATATCACCGAACTGGAGAAAAAAATTGCTGACTTGGAGAAAGTTTCAAAGTGAATTGCCCAACTACAGTGAAGCCGATCTATTGGTTTTGCTGGACGAGGAACGACTAAAACACCGCAGAGTGTCCATGCTGGAGCGCATTCACCAACGCTACTGCACCATGAGAGCCAATCGGGAACGGTTGGAGATTTTGAAAGAAGGAAAAAAACCATGACTATCACGCAACAACTTAAACGGATCATCAGACGCCTAACGCCAGTTGAGATGGCAGCAACAGAGTTGGCAGAAGCTGAACTGCACCGCCTAGAAGCCCACAGTGCGGTGGAGTACGCCACCAGTGTGGTTAGCTACGAAGACGCCAGAATCAAACGCCTGCGAAAGTTCTTAGCCGACGCGGAGAAAACACTATGAGCATCCTCAAAGAGATTGCGGTGAATCGCACACCGACTCACATGGTGCGCCCCGCCGGGCTTGAGCTTCAAAAGAAGACAAAGGAAACATTGGGCAAGTACGTAGAGCGCGAGAAGCTGCCCGGTGAAGTGAAGGCAGCAGAGATGAACATTTGGAATCGCACCACGTACAGAACCGGCGATGGCGACTATACGGCCCAAGTACCACGAGCAGGAAGTATGGACGCTTACAAGCTGCCATCACGGGGGAATCGGACATGAATGAATGGGACATGGATCACACAGGGCGCACATCGTTTGGGGAATCGGACATGACACAACCAGAAGCCTTGCGGTTAAGTCAAGTTGCGCCGTATCTGGAAGGTGGCGAACGAGGCCAGTGGATCGTTGCCGCCGCCGCCGAACTGCGCCGGTTGCATGACCTCAATCAGGAACTGCTGGCGGCGTTGAAGCAAAGCGTTAACGAAACGCTGGACTACATCAAACGTAACCATTTAACTGGTGCGGAGAACAACCATTGGATTGTTCAAGCCCGTGCCGCAATAGCTAAAGGAGAAGCCAAATGACTGACATTGAAATCGACAAGGCGCTGGCATTAGCTATTGGGTGGCGTGAAGATCAAATTGTTGTTGGGGGTGCATTGTTCATTGAGTTCAACGTCGATAACTTCGGCTACGAATTTCGATCTTTCTCCCACCGCGACTGGAACGTGATCGGCCCGATTGCGGAGAGGTATGACTGCTTCCCGTATCAGTCAATACATGGTGGTTGGGTATCGGCAGCGTTGAGCCACCACGATACCCCGCAGAAGGCCATTGCATTGGCAGTGATTGAAGGAGCAAAGAAATGAACGACTACAACCAAGACGATGACATCGAATCGTTGTACAAACCAGACTGGCTTGCACTGTCCCTTGCGGTGGCGATCACCGCGATCTCACTTGCCGCGTTTGCTTTCCTTGTGGGGTACTTGACATGAGCCGACTACTACACGCTGCCGCCCGTGGGGCGAGGATTGGATGGCAAACCCTCAGCGGGAAATGGTATCCAGCGGTGAGCCTGACCGATGTGCGATCAGAAGGTGGGCAAGTTGCCTACCGCATCCACCCGGATGACGAGCATCTTGCCTATGGCCCGATCAGTACGGCGCTGCGGAACGACGCGTTAGAAGACGGCGAAAACGTGCGCCGGGTTTGGTATGACGCGTTTATTGCAGAGTACCTAACCGTAGACGACAAAGATGTAGTGCATTCTTTTTTGGATACTCGCACGTTTCTTTTAATCTTGGCCGAAGCACTGGCCGATGAGGGGATGTGATGACTGACTTTAAGGTAGCGGCCGCCGTGTTTGCATTTGCAACAACGCTCACCCTCTTGCGAGGGGTACTTGAAATTTGGAGGGTAATGCAATGACTGACTTGAGACAAGCCGCAATGCTGGCGATAGAGGCGTTGATAAATGTACGCGGAATGCACTATACAGCAGTGATACCCGCAGAAAAAGCCATCACCGCCCTCCGCACCGCGCTGGAGCAGCCAGAGCAGGAGCCGGTGGCGTCAATTTACATTTCCCAAAGCGGCGAGCGCGAATTCGATGACTGGAAGTGCAAATTACCTATTGGTCGAAACCTCCTTTACACCACCCCACCCGCAGCACATCCGTTTGTAGGGCTGACGGATGAGGAGTTTTTGGAAGCCTGTGAGCTTGCAGAACGTGGGAATTATCTGGTTGCGTTTCAGCGCATCCAAGCCGAACTGAAGGAGCGCAACACATGACCACTTGGCCCTTCCCCACCGAGCTACCCAAGCCCCAACCAGCCAAGCCGGTACCATTCAACCCCAGCAACTTTGAGGACGCACCGTGGTAAACGAAGACGACGAGTTTGAGCGCATTGAGCGCGAGATCAAGTACAAGCTGGACAGCACCCTGTCAACGGTAGTAGCCGATGATTACTACTGGATTCCCATCGACCACACGACGCCCACCGGGGTCAAGGTCTTGCTGCTTGGGCGTAGCGGAGTAGCGACAATGGGGCATTACGAACGCTTGCCCGGACAGACACAGTTCTGGACGCACTGGGCAGCACTTCCAAGGAAACGGCCATGAGCGCAAAGCGACCCGGCGAACCCCTCGACGTTTTCTACTCAATCAAATTAACTCAAACTCAGCGCATCAAGTTGATTAAACTTGGCGGCCCCGAATGGATAAGGAACCAAATTGAACGATTTACCGAACTTCCCGGCTTGGGAGCGTCAGACGCTGGACAAATTTGCAGCGGACAGCTACATCAGGATGCAACAGCAGGCCGAGGCGATTGAGCAGCTACGTCAAGACCTGCGGGATGCCATGAAGTTACTTCGCAGCACGGCCCTGTAGTTTTTCAATGGTGCGGAGGCCACCCAGCCCAAGCATACCCATCAAAATCGGCAGCATCTCAGTGAGGTCTGCCGGGGCTAAATCAATTGGATGACCTAAGATAACAGCTATTACCTTAGCAACAGGCAGGCCGATCCAGTTCCAGCCACAAGCGGCTACGCAGACCCAACCAACGCCTGGACGCCAGCCAGACACGAACAGACTTGGGTTTGTTGCCTCGGCTTGGTTGACCCTGATTTGTTCGATCATCAGGCTGGTGTCGGCAGTCAGTTGCGCCAGATCACCAGACTGCTGCATCTTGAGCAGTTCCAACTTGGCAGCGTCACGTTGGGCAGGATCAGGCCACAGCCGGTCGATGACCTTGGAGCCAATGCCAAGCAAAATGCTGATGGGATCTATTGCCATATGCCTGCCCTCGTTCCATCTTTGTCGATAGTGATAACGCGATTGATGATCTTGTCGGGAATGCGGGTGCTAACGTGTACCCAAGTGCCAAACTCAAGGATGAGTTGCCCGATACCAATGATCTTGATAACAGGCGCCAAGCTTGCAGCAATCTGAAATGGACTACCGGCCTTTGGAGCCTTGAAGTCAACAGCCAAGGCCAATGTATGGTCGCTGCCGGGTTTGGAGCCTATGACGCCATTCAAGGCCTTGCAGCGGTATCCTGATGTGATTGTGATTGGCGCATCGATGTGGAACCGAATACGCTCCATCATTTCTAGCGTTTTCAGCGCGTTTTCACGCAGTTCATCTGGCAAGCGATTGTCAATGCCCAGCCTAGCCGCAGTGTCTGACTGCGTGAATTCTTCCAGGCTGAAGTGCGGTGTCATTTCTTTAAGAACTGAATGGCTGAGTAGACGATAGCTGCTGCTGCCCAGACACCGACACCGCGGTTAACCCACTGGTCGACTTTTTTGTCGATGCGCTGCAAGTGAACGTCATGAACTTCAATCTTGGTTTCAACATTGCCGATTCTTGTTCCCTGCGTGGCCTGCCTCTCTTCAAACAAAATCAACTTGCCAACGGCGTCGGTTAGTTTGTCGACCTTGCTTTCAAGGCGACGGAAGTCATCGTCAGTCATCTGAATGTCCCGTTATTAATTGCGTCGAGCAAACGCTTGCCGTACTTCTCCACCGCCGCTTTGGTGATAACGTACTCGCCACCCTGCAAAGCACCGTAACCATCGTCTGGAGCAGGGGCTTTGCCTTTAAGGTGACGGGCATCTACCATGCCGCCTTTGGCAAATTGGTAACTGCCGCCATAGGCATCCCCGCCAAATGGGTTTCCAGTATCAACAGTTGCGGACTCACCAGAAGTTCTAGCATCAAATACGCCCGTATTATTATTTCCCCCAGCCATAGGGGCCAAAGATTCGCCGGTTGGAACTGATGATATTGGCCCACCGACAATACTTGGTGTAGAAGTCACTTCAGCCAACCTATCACTAGAATCACCAGCGTAAGTAAAATTAGGGGCACCAAAACCGCCGCCCATGTTAAATGCGTTAAATGAATTCTCGGACATTGCACCTTCGTACGCGCTAGGGTCAACTGATGAGTTGGGGTATGGCCCAAAGTCTGGGCCAGCTTGGCCGTACGCTGGCGCGTTAAACGACAACCTGTCCATGCTGTCATCAGCGTAAGCTGATTTCTCGCTTGCTTGAGACTTGTCGTACGCATACGCGCCCAACCTTGCAAGCGCAAGCGGAGCGCGAACACCAGGGATCATTGATAGACCAGCACTTAAAAATGGGTTCATGTTGGTAAGCGCGTTACGAAAACCAGCCATACTACCGTTGCCAGATTGTCTTGCCCCCAGTGGGCCAGATGGTGCGGTAGTGCCAACGCCTTGATCTTGCCCACCACCCATCATGTTGTTTTGCTGACGCTTACGCAGCATCTCGTTGAAAGCATTGAGGTAGTACATATCAGGTTCCTACTGCGTCATTGCGTTTTGGTTGGCTGGGGCAAGGGCATTTTTAGGTTGTTCTTGACGTGTGGCAATTCTCGCAGAAACTGCGCCAGCTTTTCCCCACGATGCTGGATCAGCCAATGCTTTGAGTGCTTTACTTTTTTCAGACGCTGGCAAAGTGTCAAGCATTTCTAGTGCGCTTTTTCCAGAAAGCATACCTTTTTGCAGTTCGGCAAAGATTTTTTTGTCTAGCCGTTTTTCCAAAATGTCTAGCGTAAGGTTAGCCGCTGTTGTTGCGCGATTCAAAAGGCTTGGAAAC